GGTAGAAGTAAAGCACAACTGGGTAGGAAAACGGTTTCCATTTGGAGAAGTTCACTTTCCTGCTCGTAAGAAGAAGTTTGCAAAAAAAAGCGAATACGTATGGTTTGTTATGCTCAACCATGAGCGAACTCACGGACTTATCGTAGAAGGTTATGATTTTGTAAAAGGCAGGACAGTACAAAAAAATACATCAGAGATGAACGGCGATTTCTTTGTAGAAATTCCTACATTTAATTGCAAGTTCATTACATTGGAGGAAGAAAGTGAATGATGAAGCCAAGAAAGTTATGGCGCAACTTAACAAGAAGTTTGGCGACAATGTGGTGGTTTTGGCTTCTGCTATCCGTAGTGACCTTATTCCTCGCATTACTTCAGGGTCAACTACTTTGGATTATGTGTTGGGTGGTGGGTTTCCTGGCAATCAGTGGAATGAGCTTATAGGAGAGCCCTCACACGGTAAAACAGCTTTGGCTCTTAAAACCATCGCTGCAAATCAAGCAAAAAACCCAGAGCACACCACCGTATGGGTTGCTGCAGAACAATGGGTTCCTGAGTACGCAGAAATGTGTGGCGTAGACACTGACCGAGTCATTGTTATTGAAACGTCTATTATGGAAGAGGCATACCAAGCAGTCATTCAGTTTGCAGAATCAAAGGCTGTTGACGCAATTGTTATTGACTCCCTGCCAGCTCTATCCCCTGCACCTGAGATGGAAAAGGACATGTCTGAAGCAACAGTTGGTCGAGGCGCTCTCCTTACCAACAAGTTCTTCCGTGTTGTTGGCACCGCAATGAAGCGGTCACTGGTTGAGGATGAACGTCCCGTCCTTGGCCTCATTATCAACCAGTACCGTATGAAGATTGGAGTCATGCATGGAGACCCTCGCACAACGCCAGGTGGAGAAGGTAAGAATTACGCATTTTTCACTCGATGTGAAGTACGTCGAGATGAATGGATTGAAGTTGGCTCAGGTAACAACAAAGTACGAGTAGGACAACGCATCAAAGTCAAAACACTCAAGAATAAAAGTGCGCCACCACAACGTGTCGCTTATTTTGACTTCTACTTTGCAGAGGGTGGAGAGTGTGCCCCAGGAGAGTTTGACTTTGCAAAAGAAGTTGCTTCCCTTGCAGTTATTAAAGATATCATCACTCGAAAAGGCGGATGGTATTACTACGGAGACCGCAAGTGGCAAGGCATTGAGCCTGTCATAGCCAGCATCCGTGAAGAGGTTGACCTCAAAGACCAACTACAAACAGCTGTATTCCAAACCTCAGACCTACCTATGTCAGGAGATACCGATGACGCCGAATAGCAAGAAGCCAGTTGTTCATGACCCAGAATGGGCACAAGAGTTAGAAAAAGGTGTTGAGGAATACACCGACATGTTGCTGGAAGCAGTTTTTGATGGCACAGAAGATGAGATTGGCGAAACGCTATCAGGAGAACCTTTTTGCGGATGTCCTGTGTGCTTTTGGCGTGAGGCATTGTTTTATCTTGTTCCTCGCATTATTGACGCATATGAAGAAGGCAAGCTGACCGTTGAAGAGTGAGGGTCAGAAGCAGTCTCAAAAGCATGAAAAGAGATTAGCAAAGGTTGTCGGAGGCTCAGTCAATGCAGCCTCTGGCGCCTTTTGGTCTCGCAAAGGTGATGTCAGGTCAGACGATTTACTGATTGAGCACAAGTGGACAGGCAAGAAGTCTTTTAGTCTCAAAGCAGAAGTACTGGAAAAGATTGTTTTAGAAGCAATTGTTGATAGTCGAATGCCCGTGTTGGGAATTAGCTTAAACAACAAAAATTATGTATTGTTAACCGAAGATGACTTTCTAGAAATGAGAGAGAAACTACAGTCCAATGGATGATTCCGAGCACTCATGGCGGTATGACGCACGTTGCAGCGGAAAGGATGAGACAACTCTCATCTTCTATCCCCCAAGAGACAAAGAGCAATACAAAGTTTTAGCTGCACAAGCTAAAGCCATGTGCTTTGGTGAGACGGGAAAGAACCATTGCCCTGTACGGTCTGAGTGTTTGTGGGATGCAGTATCTCGTGATGAGCCCCACGGTATTTGGGGTGGGCTTAGCCACCGAGAAAGAAATGCGTTAGTACGCAAATGGAAAAAGACGTACAAGAAGTCGATGACTCTCAAGGAGTTCATCTTCAATAAGGGAGAATGAAATGGTAGTTAAGTCAGACTTGAAGCGTTTTCTTGATGCTAAGAAGACAGAGACTCGCCTTATGGGAGATATTGAACGCCACCTGATGCGTCGACCTTTAGGTGACCGCTCCACTACCGTTCTGCATCCTTCTGAGATTATTAAGCCAGATTTTTGTCACCGATATTCTGCCTATCTTTTGATGGGTGGAGAGTCTAAGAAAGAAAAGCCCAATCTTCGTTTGCAGTCTATCTTTGATGAAGGTCATGCCATTCACCATAAGTGGCAAAATTGGTTTCATGAAATGGGCGTTCTTTACGGACGTTTTCAGTGCATGCACTGCAGTGAGTCAGTAACAGGAATCTCCCCTACCGTATGTGAAAAGTGCGGAGATACCCGCATGGAATACAAGGAAGTCACCCTTGTCGATAATAACCTACGAATTGCTGGTCACACCGATGGCTGGATTAAGGGATTGGGTGATGATTGCCTTATTGAGATTAAGTCCATTGGTTCTGGCACGTTTCGATTTGAAGCGCCAGAGTTACTGGCTGACTCTGATGGGGATTTAAGCAAAGCGTTTAACCGTATCAAGCGCCCATTCCGCAACCACTTACTGCAGGGACAGATGTACTTGGAGTTATCTCGCCGCATGTTTGGCGATGAGGCGCCTAAAGAGATAGTTTTCATTTACGAGCTCAAAGCTGACCAGTCATATAAAGAGTTCACAGTCAAAGCCGATTACGACATTGTTGAGCGAGTCTTCATGGCAGCTGAAAAGGTAGTCAAAGCTGTAGAAGCTGGGGTCTTGCCAAAGTGCAACATTGACTCAAGTGGCTGCAAGCAATGCGATTTGATTGGAGACTAAGTGTTAAATCTAGGGCCCGTATCCAAGTCAGCGGTAGAAAAGATGGGAATGCAAAACATCTCAATGTGGCCTGAGCAATCAGACCAACCTAAGATGCCTCGAGACATATCTGTCCTTGACAGCGAGGAACTGAGCGAGCTTTTCACACGCCTCACCGCATGGTCTAACTTTGTTGCAGGTCAGCTCTCCGCAGCTCAGATTGACGAAAAGTCCATTGAGAAAACAAAAGATATTTTAGAGTCAAAGTTATTTTTAACATTAGACAACAACAAGGTCAAGGGTGAAAGAGTCACCTTAATTAAAGCTCAGGTTGCTTCTGACCCCAAGATTGTCGATTTAGAAGAACAGCTGCTCAACATCTATGCTTATCGTAAGATGCTTGAGGTTGTAGCCAACAACTTTGAGCGTGATATCTCACTGGTATCACGAGAAATTACACGGAGAACAAACGATTTCCGTTCTAACCGAAAGGATAAATACTCACTATGACGAGGGTAATAGTTGCAGTATTAGTAGCGCTAGGCGCTATCACAGCAGTTCCAGCACACGCAGATGTAACACCATCGATTGCAGTCATTGACTCAGGACAACCCGATGCGTTGTTTTCCAATATCGTAGGTGAGTATTGCGTAGTTGAATTTTCGTATTGCCCAAATGGTCAGCAAACTATGGACGGCGTAGGAGCCTCCAACATTGCCCCATCGACTAACCTGGCATTGACCCATGGTTCTGAGATGGATTCCATCATCAACCAAATCAACCCATCAGCAAAGTTAGTTCCCATTCGTATTGTCGGAATTACAAATGGGTTGCCTTTGATTTATACATTAAATGCGGTTAAGTCCGCTCTTGATTGGGTTATTGTCAATCAAGCTAAGTACAACATTAAAGTCGTTAACATATCTCAAGGTCGCATCTCAGCAGGTTGTGCAGTTCCTAACGGTATGGCGCAAGACATCAACACTTTAGTCTCCAGAGGAGTACAGGTAGTTGCTGCAACAGGCAACACCTTTAATTACACGGATATTTTTGCACCAGCATGTCTGCCTAATGTTATTTCTGTAGGAGCTACAGATAACCCAGACTCAGGAACAACAGGCAAAGCATGGGACCCAAATGCAAAGCCAACCATTGCAACTTATAGCAACGGCAACGCACAGACTACTTACTATACGAATGGTCGGTATTACACGACACAACCTGATGGCACCCGTAAGTTCATGGTAGGAACCTCAAACGCAACAGCAGCAATGTCAGCATTCTTACTCAGTCATCAAGTCACCACAACATCAATAGCTAGTAATAAATGGCTAACAGGAAGGTATGTGTTCATCGGATGATTATTGGACTGTCAGGGTATGCAGGTTCAGGCAAAGATGAAGTTGCCAAAGTTCTTGTAAACGAATACGGATTTGTTCGCAAAGCGTTTGCTGACAAAATTCGAGAAGTTCTTTATGAGATGAACCCACACGTAGTTTTAGGGTATGACGTGCACACCACTGTTCAGCTGTTAGTTGATGAACAAGGTTGGGATGCTGCCAAACAGCATGCCCCCATTCGAGAGCTATTGCAAACATTAGGAGTTGGTTGCCGTAATGTGTTTGGTGCTAACTTTTGGATTGTAGAAACAATGCGAGATTTAGATTTTTCTCAGCACTATGTGTTTACAGATGTGCGGTTTCAGAATGAAGCCAAGTTATTGAAGAAGTTTTCCGATTACGGTACAGAGGTATGGCGCATCAAGCGTGATGGAGTTGGTCCTGTTAATGACCATATTTCTGAACGTGATTTGGATGATTATAAGTTTGACCAAATTCTAAAGAATGAGGGCTCTTTAGACGATTTTCACGCATTAGTGCGTAGTCGTTTAGAGGTTGCCCGTGCCCACTAAACTTATTGAAGGAAATTTAATACCCGAAGATGCAATCGTATCAATTGGTATTGACCAGTCATTAACAGGTTTTGCCTTAACAGTTATTGACAACAGCATGCCTACTAACTACTTGACGTGGGTATACAAGTCTCCATACTTTGGCATTGAACGTCTGTCAGATATTCGCCAATGGTTACGAGACACCTTAGACTACTGCGACAAGTTTTGGATTATCGATGACCTTGGCTTAGAAGGTACCGTTCTGCAAAGCCATTCCGCCCTCGTGCTGGGTGAGTTATCCGCTGTCGTCCGTCTCACCATCTTTGACCAGTTCAACCAAGATGATGCCCCCGACCATCGCAAGTACCCTTTAAAAGTTCCTCCCATGACATTGAAGAAATACGCATCAGGTAAAGGAACAGCCAAAAAGCAAGAAATGCTGATGCAGATTTACAAGCGATGGGGCATCGAGTTCAGCGACGATAACGCTGCAGATTCCTACGGTATTGCACGGTTGGTTGCCCAGATTGCCACCGATTCGGTAGAGAAGTCAATTGTCGAACAAATGAAAGACCCCAAATACCGAGACCAACCACGGTTGTAACCCTTACCCTTTAAGTCAGGAGCGGCACACTACATCGACTTAAAGGACCAACAATTGAGCACAACACCAGACATCATCCCTACCGATGAAGCGTTTCTTCGAGTAAGCGCCTCCTCCAATCCCCAAAGCGTTGCCTCCGCAATCGCCCACGCTATCTACGACAAGGGCGAAGTAAAGCTCCGTGCCGTAGGTGCTGGAGCGGTCAACCAGGCAGTCAAAGCCATGGCAATCGCCAGCGGATACGTTGCTCCACGAGGAATGCGTATCTATAACATTCCAGGATTCACCACTATTGAGTCTCGTGATGGCGAAATCTCGGCAATTGTATTTAGCATCCATACGTTCTAATTCAGACGTATCCTTGTTCCTAGAGTAAGGAGTCAACCATGGCAACTTGGACATCATTAGGTCATGCAATGCGTCGTCGCATGGGCATGCCATCATCCCATCTAGAGGCAGCAGGTAAAAACATGGAACGCAACATTTCCACACCAGAAGAAATTATCAACTCAGCAGAGCATGCAAACAGCGCACGCCGTTACGTCGGTATGAGTGCTGCCACCTCTGCAGCTCCAGTTATGCCTGAAAAGGGCAAGCTGATGCCAAAGAAGAACAAGCAAGCATCTGACCCAACAGCAGGTGGAAAAGCTAATCGTAAGAACATTGAACGTGCAGGCGCTACTTATCGCATCGTGGCTGGTTTTCCAAAGGGAACATCACCAGAAGCAGCACCAACAATGGCAAACGCAAAGATTGTGCCATCTGTTGCAGGTAAGCAAGCTCCTAACTTCAACGCTGGAATGACAGACAACTACTAAAATGTCTGACGGCGCCCTTTCAGAGGTGCAGTTTCAATCTCCTGAAGTAGAAACTCCTCTCTCCCTTAGTGCATCAACCACAGGTTCTGCTGCCCAAGCTACTGCATGGCGTAACTCAAACCTCGGTAAGGGACGCCCTTTAGCGTATTCAGCCAAAACTCGTGGCACAACATACACTTTTGATTCCGCACCACAACCTGAAACTCCATCCTCAGATAAAGGTGCGGGACGAAATGACTGATGCCATTAGCCATGAGCAATTTGCTCAGCACGTCAACGAACAAGGTGGCGCAAGCCGTAACTTCTCAACCTTTGAAGCTGCACAAGGTCCTGGAATTATGGTGTCCCATCCCAACAAAGAACAGATTAGCAACCTACCGTTAACAGGTGACGAGGCTCGTCGATTTGTCAAGCAAAATGAAGTTCATGCTACGGGTCACGATTACCACGGCGCATGGGTATCGGGTGGAAAAGTATTTCAAGACGTTAGTCGCAAGCAACCTTCTTTAGATGATGCTCGTCGTGCAGGCACAAAGAATAAGCAAATTGCTGGTTACGATTTAGGTGCTAAAAACTCTAAGTCTTTTGGCGCAGATGCGTGGCGTCCAGAAGGTGGCGAAGTATTTTTTGACCGCAACGTTCCTGGAATTGACAAGAGTAAAGACTGGACAGGTACCTCAATTACCACATCCATTCCAGAGCGCATGTCTCCCAAACCAAGTTTAAGTTCACAAGAATTTGCAGACCAAGCACACCTTAGCCGTGGAGCTACCGTGGGTAAGCGTGGAAAAAAGGGCACTCGACCAATCTCGATAAACGAAGTTTATGCGACGATTGCAAAGAACCGTCGAAATAGAGGCGTGTAATGGCTGGCGCCACTAACAATATGTCGCCATCCCAGAACTGGCAGTCACTGGGTGGCAACGGGTTCTATGGATACAATAACCAAGGTGGTGCAGGAACTCCTGTAGCACGTGACGAGATGGACGCATCTCGCATTGGTGTTGGACGTGTTCCCTCTGCAGAATACCCCGACGGTTACCTTGGCACAATCCGTTCACGTCGTGATGACCGCCTATTAGATTCCATCAAGTCTCGTGTCAACCAAAAGTCCTACCAACGTGGTGTACATAAAGGTGAGCGCATTGAGCCATCTATGTACTTTTGGCCTGAGAGCATCAACCCTATGATGGGCATTCAACGCCAGATGGCATCCACACTGGATACCTCTAATGGCGTCACCGTTTACCGTTCTGTTCGTAATGCACCACAGGTTCAGTTGACTCCTGCACCTCACCTTGTCAATGACGGTAAGGCAAACACCATGGCAGAAGAGCCAGGTCAGATTAACGAGCGTCGCCAAGCAATGCTCGCATACTTGAGACCAGCGTGGGCATAACATGTTTGGCGCTAACCACGAAGGTCGTTGGGATAAGAATTTAGCTCAAGCACAACTAGGTGAGCACATTAAGAATGTGGTAGCCAAGTACCGTGAGGCATCTCCTGAGATGGTTCGTGCTGGTCATGAGTGGTACGGAAAAGCCCATGAAGAAGCGCTAAAGGTTGGTAAAGGCAATGCAGTAAAGGGCGCTGGAATCATCGCAGCACTATCCCCACAGACGGGATGGGCACGCAACATTGCCATGTCACATGAGCTCATCAGCAAGGGAACCACTGGCGCTACCGAAGATAACGTCCGCAAAGCCTTAAGAATTCACGAAGGCGAACACCCAGATGAAGTATTGGGTGGTCATAAAGTTAAAGCATTCTTTCACAATATCGCTAATCCAGACACTTCACACGAAGTAACTATTGACCGACATGCTCACGATGTTGCAGTGGGTCGCCCATTTGTAGGGGCTGGTGGCAAGTCAGATAACCCTAATGCAAACCTTGGTTTAGGAGCAATGGGTCGCTACAAGCATTTTGTTCACGCATATAAGAACGCTACAGAGCAACTGGGCGTTGACCTTCCCCATAAAGTACAAGCAGCAACATGGGTAACACATAGAGGAGCCGTAGGATGAACGGATTATCTGCACAGCAATTTGGTAGCCAAAACATGGGAACCTCTGATTTTCCTCAAGGATTTGTTGGTGGGCAAGCACAGACAATGTCTGTTCCTATGGGTGGCATGCATGGAAAGATTGACTATAGCGTTGATTTAAGCCAAGCAACAAAAGCAACTCCACTACCCGCATTATTGCCAGGAATGAACCGAGCAAAAACAACAGCGTTCTATGCCAATAGGGGCGGTCATTAATGACTCAAACATTTGATGGCAATTACGATTACACCAAACCATGGCGTGCACCAGTACAGCCTGACCAAGTAGCAAAGCAATACACCTACTCAGGTCCATGGGCTACCAACATGGAGCGCCTTACCCAACAAGCTCTGATGGTCATGACCATTCCAGGAGCAGATTTGCAACAGATGGTTCGCCCTCCACTTCCTCAGATTCGTCTCTTCCCAGACCGTTTTGGATATGGAGACCGTTCACAGCCTGGCATCGAAGATATTGTCACAATTGACCGTAATTACACAGAACCACGGGTATCATGGTATTCAGGTGGCGTTGCTGGATACTCCGCAGCAGCCCGTAACGACCTCGGAGGCATCTAATGGATGACGGTTCTGGTGGATTGATACTGGATTTGCAGGCTCGACAAATTGCCGAGAATGCAATTCGGTATAACGGTTCTGCACCGTGTCCAACCTGTGGGGTCATCATGAACCCTGTAGAATTTATGAACAATCGAGGACATTGCTTGAGTTGTTTAACTCAAAAGAAAATGTCTAGAATGAAAGGAAAGATGGCATAATGGCAGTTAACTCATCACGTTCCATGAACAAGTCACTTGACGAAGGAACAACAGACGGCAAGTACCGCAAGGCTCGCCCAGATACAGAGCTCATTCCTGGTCTTGGTGACGAAGCAACCATCAACAACCGCCAGTCTCTTCATCCTTTCTATGGTTATGGATTTTTAACATCCGAATATCCCAACAAAGTGAATCCAGGTAAGTAATCATGGCTAAAAGCAGAGCACGCATGGTGGACTACAGCGACCCACGTACCCATATTGTGGGTGCCTATGACGCATTCGATAAATACAACGCAGGTCATTTAAAGTCTGAATTTGAAGAAAAGTTAAATAACGTTAGCGGACCTGATGAGGCAATATCGTTGTCAGGCAAGTATCGTCGCATGGCTCGTGCACACTTTGAGGCTGGCCACGAAGGAGCTCGTCAATAATCATGGCTAATACAGTTCCTGACCGTTCTGGCGCTTCACGTACAGGTAAAGCGTTTAAATTAGCAAACCCAAAGACATGTCTTCATGGGTATGCAACAAAAAAAGAACGTGATGCATCAGGCGCTACTGGCTGCCAGCGTTGCGATACCCATGCGTATGACCTTTCTAACGAATTTAGTCAAGCGCTTTTTGGAAACTAACCTATGACAACAACAGCCGTTCCTGACCGTGGTGATGACCCAAAGCGTCGTGTAAATTTTTACGATGCAAAGGGTAACCATACCCACAGTGCTGATGTTCGTTGGTTAAGTCCTAAAGGATACCGTTCTGGTCGCCCACACGGTTCAGAATTAAAAAAGCACATGTCACCTATGGGTGGCTGGGCACTTCCTGAGTACGACAGCAACCCTAAAGCACCAAAGGATTACTGATGGCTGCCCCTAAGAAAGCAACCCGTCGTACTGCTGGCGAATCTATTGCAAAGAAAGAACCATTTAAGGCATCTGCATTATCAGGTGTTGCAGGTATGGGTGGCGTTGGTCGTATGAGCGATGATGAACTCCGTGAGTATCGTCAATCAAATCCTTCATACACCGTCATGTCGTACAACACTCCTATCGCATGGCACGGAGATAAGGGATGGCACGTCTCCACATCTCGTTATTCGCCTACAACTTCCCAACATCAGGGAGTTGTTCGACGTGCGCTCTTTGACCAAGGGCACGATGCAGCTCGCAACCATGTAGATACTGGCGTTCCAACGTCCAATATCAAGCCTACGAATGTCTAGAGGCGCTCGCAACGACGCTCGCAAGTGTGGCAAAGCGTCTAAAAAGAATCCACGCTCCAACGTCAGCAAAGGCAAGTCTTGTTGCGGATATTCACTAAAAAGAACTGACCGTTTAGGTCACGAACAAGGACACGGGAAACTAGTTTTAACCTCCTAGCACTATAAGGAGCACCCATGTCAAACGTCCCAATTCTGGGCGAGAAGAAGATGGACAATGAACCGATGTTTCGGTTGTTGTTCTGTCTTGTCTGCCAAACACTTGAAGAATTACCTCCCTACGATGGCGAGCCAGAGTTAGACCATCTCCTTGCTATTGCGTGTGAGCAGCATGTATTCCCATCAGGTGAACCACATAAGGGCAAGTTGTTCGTTCTTCCCCTGCGAGCATGGGCAAAGCCTGAGTCTAAGAAAGAGATTATCCGCCAGATTAAAGGTGGAGGCTCTGCTGGTTTAGATGAGCTCGATGACAAGTTTTATGAGTCACGCTCTACCTTCATGGAAGACGCCATGACCTGCTATGTGAGCCATAACAAGCCCAAAGATGGTTGCGATGATTGGCAACACAAGAGTAAACTACTTATCCCTAATACTGTCAAAGAACGCAAGGCAGAAGGCATGGCTCGTTATCAAGACGAAGCAGGTCCAAAGACATACTTGTGTAACTTCTGTCCAGTATCTATCGCCGTCAACCAACGTAAACAGAAACTTTTGGGAAATTAATGGAACTATATGATTTTTATGGACCAGTAGATGGAAGTAACCTTATTCCATTAATTCAACTGATGTTTCCAAAAGGTGCTGTTGGTGCTGAAATTGGTGTATTTAAAGCACATACTTTTTGTGCTTTACTACAAAACTGTCCAAATATCACTACTTTGTATGGAGTTGATTCTTACCAGCCTTATACCGATTACTTAAAAGAACCATATGACAGGACTCCTTCTTATTTTATTGACAAAAAGCAAATTGAAGTAATTAAATTTTTGGCTTACCATAATATTGAGTATTCAGGAGTTAAAGACAAAGCAGTAATATATGAAGAAGACACATCAATTGCAAAAACCAGATTTGAAGACGAATCTTTAGACTTTATATTTTTAGATACTTACATGACTCGAGAACAAGCAGACCAAGACTTAATTGATTGGTATCCAAAAGTTAAAAAAGGCGGCATTTTTGCAGGTCATGATTGGACAGTTTCCGCAATTCAAGACGCAGTTTACAATTTTAGAGAAAAAAACAGTATAGTTTCTACAATGAACACCTACAATAACACCTGGATATGGATAAAGGAATAAATATGACTGATGAAACAACTCCCGTAAACGCTCCTGCAACAGATGCACCTGAGACAGACGCACCTGTAGAAACAACAGATGCACCAGCAGTACCTGAAGTACTGACTGTCCACGCTGCCTATGTAGTTATCATCAATCCAGATGGCAGCCTTAGCACCACTGTCGTTACACCAGCAGGACTTAAGCAATTCACTGTTGAGCGTGTAGCAACAACCATGGATATCTTCCAATCAAGCAAGGATATTGTGGAAGATTTGGAAGCTCAGATTCTTGCAGACCGTGTTGCACGCCGAGTAGTTGCAGCTATTACCCCTGCAGATGAAACAGACGAAGCAAAGGCACGCATTGCACAGGCTTTAGCAGACCGCAAGGCTGAATAACCGCATAAACTAGGGGTATGCGCCCCGATGGTTTGGATAAGGTAGTCGGACCCGTCAGTATCGAGGGTTCGGCTACTTCTTATTTCTCCACACCTGAGCCCGAGTTAGACCCTACGCTATTTTCTGGCACAACCCTCAAGGGTTGGGTTCGCAATGGTTTGCTAACTTTATTATTTGATTTTCTTAATGAGACATATCGTCATCCTGATTTGTGGTGCCATGTGTGGCTTGCAGGCTCTGGTGTCTCTTACCAATGGTCAGCTGCCCGTCAGCCTGGAGACCTCGATGTTCTTATTGGTGTTGATTATTTGCAGTTCCGCAGAGCTCATCCCCAGTTCATGGGTCTGGGCGATACTGAAATTAGCAAGATGCTCAATGAAGACTTTAGAGAGTACCTACAACCAGATACAGCCAACTGGAATGGCTATGAGGTTACCTTCTATGTCAATCCAGGCGCTACCGATATACGTAGCATTAACCCCTATGCTGCTTACGACTTGACCCATAACGAGTGGACTGTCTTCCCATCACATGAGGGAGCGACTCAAAATGCTGTATGGGATGAGCACGCCAAGCGTGACAACAAGATGACGCAGGACATCATCAAGCGTTACTCACAAGCCCTCACTGATTTGCACGGAGCTCAAAACGATGCCTCACGTCGTAATGCAGAAGTTCGTTTAGAGTCTGCTCTTATGCAAGGGTCTGCATTGTTTGACGACATCCACCATGCCCGTCGATATGCGTTCAGCACCAGTGGTCAGGGCTATGGAGACTTTTACAATTACCGTTGGCAGGCAGGCAAAAAGCTGGGCACAGTTCCTGCGCTTCGTCAGTTGTCCGATTACTGGACAGCCTACAAGAACCAGCAATCCCAAGAGAATTACGGAATGGAATTACCTACAACCGAGACACTAATCAGGAGAGCAGCGACTTACCGAGCAAAGGGATAACGTGAACATACTTCTATCACTAGACGGCGTACTTAGTTCCGACACAGGCGAACCAATCAGAGCAGGTGTCGCTCTCTACTATGCGCTCAACTCCAGCAATCGAGTTGCCATCGTTACCTCTCGCACCAAAGAGGATGCGGAGCACTGGCTCTTCTCCCATGGCGTCATCAACTACGATGACCTGATTGATTTCTCCTACAACCTAGAAGGCGAAGACCTTCGTAAGAGACAGTTTACAATAGCCCGCTCTCATGCCCCCGTTGAGCTATATGTGGATGCAGACCCCTCGATGTGTGCGTGGGTCTTCGAACATCAAAAAGTTCCCACTCTCCTTGTTTCTCATCCCTCCTATGCAAAGGTAGAGAATCGCCCCGATGCTCCATCAAAGGTTCGCAAATGGTCGGATATAGAAGAGGCTGTTACAAGAGTTAACATTGCCCGTACCTTGGATTACAAGAAGCCAGACCCAGAGTTGGGTGAGTGGGGTGACTAGGATTATCTTCTCAGGCACTGAGGTTGGCAGCAACCGAACCCTGCTAGAAGGTCAAAAAGTTGAGTTGATGGGACTCAACTTTTGGGGACTGAAGAAGCGTGGATTGCCTAAAACAAAACTATGGCTCATCAGCGAGCACTTCGATGAGAATACAAAAGTTATCATTGAGTCTGGGGCATCACAAGCCGATAAAGCGGGCCTTTCCAGACAAGAGCTCCTCGACTTTGCCGCCGAGTATCAAGAGTTTGTCGCCAACAATGCAGACCGAGCCACTGCCTTTTTGG